CCCTGAAGGACATGGTAAGTTTCATCCAAACGCAATAGAAGCTAAAGTAAGGGGAGAGAAATGAGAATTTTTTACTATTGCAACATTGGTCATGGCTTTTGGTTTAGATTTTTTGGCTATGGCTTATGGGTAAAACAAACAAAATATCACCAACCATTATTTAGAGAAAGAAATGGCTACACAAAATCATATAGATTGTTTGGTTTGACCTTTAAATTTTTAGCTAAAGTAAGGGGAGAGAAATAATGTGGATTATGGGATTGTGCATTGGCGGTGGAATAGCCATAGCTGGAGTATTTATTGGGTATGGAATTGAATTGCTTGGCAAATATATCTGTGCTGGATTAGAAGCTAAAGTAAGGGGAGAGAAATGACAGAAATCAAACCAACAGATTATGACGATAAAGTTATTGAAAGACTAAAGCATATCCTAAGCGAAATTCCAAGAGGAATGGAAATGACTAGATATGAAGCTGAAGTATTTGAATCATGCAGAACCATATTGGATTATCTAGGTAAGCCGATTGGAACTTATTAGTAAGGGGAGAGAAATGAAACAGTTTTTCATACTTGCTCATGAACTGGCTAGAAAAAATGCAATGCAAGCAATACTGGAAGCCCCTACTGGCTATGCAGTAGAGCTTAAACCTAAGAATAGAACCCTAGAGCAAAACTCTAAGCTTCATGTTCTTATACAAGAAATAGCCCGAAAAGTAGTATGGGCAGGCAAAGTACAAGAAGTAGAAACATGGAAACGCCTTTTAACCGCTGCTTGGCTCAGAGCAAGAGGAGAGCCTGTAGAAATGTTACCAGCTATTGATGGTTATGGGGTAGATGTGGTTTTTAGACCTACCTCTAAGCTAACAGTTGAAGAAATGTCTGAGCTTATTGAATACATTCAAGCATGGGCTGTAGAGCAAGGTATTGAAATTGAATAATTTACCCAGAAATCTTGATAAATGGACAATTTTTAATTTGTTAATTACTTACTTTCGAACAAAAAATAAAGATTTACAAAATTTTATATTGGTAGAAATATCAATTAGAGCAAATAAAGAAAAATGAATAAAGAGGAAAAAAAGCATAATGATCGCATGGCACGATTTGGGTGCTCTCTCTGCTATGTCCTCGGTTACAAAGGAACGCCAGCAGAACTCCACCATATCAGAAGAGCAGGTAAGCGTACAAATGCCCCAGTTATCCCCCTCTGCCCAGAACATCATAGAGGAAATTCCGGTATTCACGGAATGGGCAGAAAAGCTTTTGAAAGAACCTACAACATTACCGAAGAGAAGCTCCTTGAAATTGTTCTTGGAGAAACTATATGAGAATTAATTTAAACAGACACGAACTGTTGTTATGTGAGTTTTTTGGTGTTATGCGTAGAAAAAATGCAATGACACACAATGCTGATCGTCAATATAGTGATAGAAACCCTTATGATATAGATATAGATGGTTTTATGGGCGAATTTATTGTTGCTAAATTTTTAAATTTATGTCCAGATTTTTCGTTAAATGAAAAGAAAAATCCAGTCGATTTAAAAACTCATAATGGAAAAACTATAGATGTAAAAACAACTAGAAATAAAAATAAACCTTTAATGATTACTGAATATCATAAAAAAAATCCATGTGATTTTTATATTTATCTTTTATGTGATGATTTGGGTGCAGATATTTTGGGTTGGATTGATAAAGATAATTTTTTTAAAGAAGCTACATTAAAAACTACAAAAAACTATAACTCTTATGCCTATGAAAAAGAATTAAAAAATATTAAAATATTTGACAAAACCTAAACAGTTAGGTTTATCATATAAATAACCTAGAAAGGAGTAGTTATGGCAACAGCAAAAAGAAGTGATGCAGGAAACATTAAATACACCAATTTGACAGAAGCGGCTAAAAAGCTTGGTGGTGCTGGTGGTAAATCTAATTCACCATCAAAACAACACGCTAGTCGTAATAATGGAAAACTTGGTGGCAGACCACCCAAGAAGTAATTTAAACAAATGAAAGGTTAGTGATGGACATTTCAGAACAAATTATTATTGCAAAAAGAAAACTTTCTGAATTAGAAAGGTTAATTGCAAATCCAGAAATGGTTAGCAAAAAACAAATATATGAAGCTTGTATTTCACTAGAAACTACAGTTCAAACCATGATTGCTAGAACTGTAAATTATTCAGTAGAGGAATAAACATGAATAATCAATATATTTGGACAGCTTCAGGAACTGATATTACAATTCGTTGGAGAGCTATGGGTTGGATTCCACCCTCTGAATTACCTGAATACAAGGCAAAATGGAAAATGTATCAAGAACTTCCATTAAGAGGGCTTGATGACAAAGCTGTAGAAGAATATGAAAGAGTAATGAAAAAAGCTAAAGTGGTTAGGATTAAATGACAACATTTACTACTCAAGATAGAGAAGAAGTTGAAAAAGAATGGGAAGGAAAAAAAGAACCCATTCCTTTTGCTGGAATGGTAGATATTGATTTAGAGTTATCTAAAGATGAAAAAAAAATTGAAGTATCAAAAACCTTTAATTTTGATTAATTTATCTTCTAATTCTTGATCTTCTCTACATTCTGCTGAACAAAAATTTCCAATATTAATTTGTGCATTACAGTATCTACAAAAGCCAGTAAAGCTGGCTTTTCTTTTATTTCTAATAATTGAAATAGCCATATCCCTTTGAGATTGCTCAATTTCTGAAGCCTTATCAAACTCATCCATTATGCCAATGTACCACCTACATTTTGATAAAAGGCTTCTAAATAAGCCATAGAATTTGTATGTTGCCCATAAGGACTATTAGTTAAACTTGCCCAAATTCGATTACATCTATTGATGGCTTCTGGAAATCTCCCATCATTAATCATCATATCTGCACCAACTTCTTTAATTAGTTCCAATGCAATCATGTCTTGAGTATGTGGTGAAAAATCAAATAATCCAACTTTACCTTTATAAGCATCAAAAGTTCTTTCTAAGATTTGATATTTACCTGCCGCAGTACTGGTCAAACCATTAACAGTAATGGCTTTTCTAGGATGATCTTTATAGCTTTGAAATAAAGTTCCACCAAATAAAACATTGTAGCCTTGATCAGAATGAGCTAATAATTCTCTACCTAATTCAGAAAATCCTATAGTCTTTAAAAGAGCAATTTCATTGTTGGTCATTTCTAGTTTTTTCTAAATACTCTATTAAACGATCATAATCTAATGTTGTGGTAGCACATTGTTTAGCAAGTACTCGGTAGGCGGCTTGGTAATTAATTCCTGTGGAATTGGATCTGGTTTTGGACACTCCATTGGTACTAGGTGGGAGCAACTTGCTAAAGTCATAATTATTAATGGCATTAATATCAGCTTTTTTTTCATTGACTACCTCATTACCAATATGTTTATCTAAAATATTTTTATCTTTTAATTGTTGAACTTTTTGAGCAACAGTAGCATCTTCTTTTTCTTTGTAATCTACGAATCGTAAATGTTCCAAATAATAACCACTACCAAAAGCAATAAATAAAACAAAAACAACCAAAAAAATTTTGAAATAAATATTTGGTGTAGGAATATCATTTGTAATATCGCTTATATCAACCATTATTTACTTTCTGTAAACTGTTTAGCTCCTAAATACACTCCGGCACCAGCCATTAATCCACCAAAACCACTGCCATAAGCCATAAAATCAATAGTATGATTGACTATAAAATGAGCAACTCCAAGACATAAAAAACAAATTACTCCTAAAAAACCAGATACTCTTGCCGCACAATAAGTCATATTGTCATTTTCAGTAAGCTGATCTTTAAAGAATTTTTTAATATCTTCAAAATTCATTTTTTCTTGGCAACTGGTTTTGTTACTTTTTTAACTGTTTTTTTAACAGGTCTAGTAGTGGCTTTTTTAACTGTTGGTTTCTTTTTGGTAACAGGAAACTCTGGAATTACAACAGGTTTAGGTTTATTCATTAGCAAAGCACAAAGTTTTTTAAACATTTTTATCTGCTTTCTGATCTAAACGATCAAAGATTTTGGCAAGAATGTCATCAATCTTATCTAATCTGGTATTTATGTCAATTTTTTTGGCATATTCATCAGTGACTTTAAGCTCAAAGTTTTTAAGATCTCTGGCTAAATCTGATTGATTTTTGGATAAGGAATCTTGGCTTTTAGAAATGCTATTGACCCAGTAGCTGATAATGCCACCACCTACTAACCAAACCAAAGTTAAACCAGCAATAATAGCTTCCCAACTCATAGAACCCTCTTAGATTAAATTTTGTTGGGGCATCATTCCCACAGCAAGTTTATCATTAAATAAACTGTTTTAGTG